GCGCCCATGCTTTCCTCCAGGCATAAAAAAACCGCCTCGCGGGCGGTTGGTGTGTTGCTGTCCTGCTTACACTTTGTCTTCAGCCAGGATCGAGGCCGAGATGATCATCCCGCCCCACCGGCGCTCGCCGATGCAGATCGGTACCGGGTTGCCGCTGGCCGTGGTGTTCTTGGCGCTGCCGAAGGCGTAGGACGGGGCATTTTCTGGGGATGCGCTATGCTTCAGACCGGAGGCTTGGGGGCTCAGCATTTGGATCACGCCGCCAATCGCCATCGACGCACCGGCCGCATACAAAAAAGGTGATGCGGCGGCAAACGGAGTAAAAGACAGCACATACGCTGCGGCGATCATAACTGTGCCGACGATGGTCTGTAACCCACCGGCACGCTTGCTGCCACCAATCACTGGAACAATGCGGATTTCCCGTGTGCCGCCGAGATCGAATCCGTCCATCCCAATGTTCGCGCGGTTCCGGAAAATCGCAAACTTCAGCCCAAGGCGCTCCAGCCGCTTAATTTCCTCGGCGAAGCCATCAATCGTCGCATTGAGCGCGCAGAAAACCTCCCCGGCTGATCCGCCGTCGAGAAGGAATTGCTTGCTCCGGAAGAACTTCTTAGCGAGCGAACCGGACAGCATCACTTTCGTCATCGGTGTGTAGGTAATTGCTGAGCACATGCCATTCTCCAGGCAATAAAAAACCGCCCGTAGGCGGTCTGTTCAAAGGGTCGTTGGCAGTATGTCGATCTGCCCATCGCCCCCGGTGAAAACTCGATATTTCTTGATCGCGCCGTCTTTTACGATCGCTTCCCGCTCTACTCGGGCTGCGCCCATAGAGCAGATGCCAGAGCCGGTGTAAGCGGCGCCAACTGAAACCGAATCAGGCGGCAAATAGAACGATGCCTTCTGACCTGGGTCGAGCTTGGCAGCCTGCTTACCGTCGATGAACACAGCCATCGAGCAGAGGCTTCCGGTGTGGCCGGTATCACGGATTACTTGCACGGTGCCGAAAGCCCCTGATGGCTGGTACTGATATGCAGACAGTTGACTGGCCGGTGCCTGCTTAGCTTCGACGGAAGAAATTGGAGATGTCGCGCAGCCTGATACGAATGTGACCATTAACAAGCCGATTAAAACACGCATACTTACCCTCACTTTCATCAGATATTCACAGCATTTAAACTCACCAACGCCTATAAGTCATGAGATTGAACTGTCAACTTGGCCCACTCAGACCTCAATAACGCTTCAAACGACTCGTCTAAATCAGGCACCGGATTAAGCAGAAAATCCTTGAAGGTAGCCTTATAAAGATGCTCACCCCCTAAAGCCAATGCGAGCTTTAATTTTTCCCGACTTTTCTCCTCCGATGCGCCCATAAGATGATCACAATAAGCGATATTACCTATTACGAACGCATCCTTGGGATCCAAAACCAAGGCCTCTTCGAAGCGACGGTAAGCTGCATGGAGTTTTTCATCACGTTGCCCACGGCTAGACCAGTTCTTCTTCGCATCACCTAGATCAAGATAACCTATGCAATTTTTGACACGAGACAGTTGTTCAACCAAGCCGTCTGACTTATGATTAATCTCCCACTCTAAGAATGTCTGATAAACATCTCTCTCACGCTCATGCTCACCAAGGTTATTTAGAATAATACCTTTATTAAGCATTGCTCTCGCCACATTAAGCCTTACATGACGCGAACCACTATCAGAAAAGCGATCAATAATAGCATCATAAGTTGAAATAGCTTTTCTCGGATGCCCTATTTGATTATAGGTTATTCCGAGATTAAAAAGCGAGTCGACAATTTCCTCATCCGAAGCATCTATATGTGCCGATGCTCTCTCCCAATACCGCGCAGCACTAGCCTTATCATCCTCATTATAATAGTTAAACGCCAAGCTATTTAAATCATTAAAGCTATACTTTTGTTCCGGCTTACTTTTTGCCACTTGCGCAACTTCTGCCAAGGCTAATGCAGAGTGAATAGTTACATTATTTTGAACTGAGGCTTCTCCCATGGGATTTTCCATCTGTTTCTGTATATGCTGCATAGCATCTCTAGCGCTAGCCTGTACCCACAAAACGTTTTTCTCAATACTTTCTTTCGCTTGAGCTTCTAGCCCATCAAGACGCTCTTGCAGAGATGCGATATTATTCCTCAACGAACTAGAATTAGTTTCAAACCACTCTACTGCCACCCGAGCCGACTCTTTCTTTGCTTTGGCTTGCACAGAGAAAAAACCGACAACGCCAAAAATTGCTAATACACCACCTAAAACTGAAAGCGCTATCCCAAGAATATTTAAGCCTTGGTCAATTTTTGAATTCTGCGCATCAATTCGCTTATCTAAAGATTCTAACTTAGATAGAACTAAACCGACATCTCTTTGAGTGCTCTCCCTGAGCGACTCCATTTTTATCTGGGTTAACTCTTTAACGAAGTCAACCTTTTGTTCAACTCCATCAACTTGCTCTTTCGACTCGACCAAACATGAAACCACCAAAAGAAGCGATATCTGCATCAGCAGAACCATGCGTTTTAACATTTAGCTAGCCATCCTTAGTTTTATCTATAAGTCAATCTAGCATCACTCGACATGCGCTCGCTAGCGCTGCATTTAGCAAAAAGCACCGTAAAAAACTTCGCACTCGGGTTTTACTTGCAAAACAATCCCAGCTATGAGCGTAAGACGCCTTTATTTCGAAGAATCAGACGAGCACGATCAAGCCACGGTCCGCCGAAAACTATTACCTCTGACGGCCTACCGTACAGATGGTGCAGCAGAAATGGCCCGGGGCCGAACGTCGCTGCGTCCTCACCGGGCAGCGCCGGATCCGCGCCGAGAAATATCCCCGCGTGGTTCGGATAAACCGTCCGCCCTACCTCCATCACAATCATGTCCCCGCGCTGCGGCTGGTCGACCCGGTAGAAGCCGGCAGCTTCGTAGTTCGCTTCGTACAAGCTGGTGTTGTCCTTGCTTTCCCACCAGCCATCCGCGCGCTTGAAGGCTTCGAATTCCAACCCCCATTCACGCTTGTACAAGTCCGCGCAAACCTGCCAGCAGTCCCAGGCGCCGTGCACGAACGGGCGTTTCAGCAGTGGCACCTCGCCGGAAGGCATAACGGTGCGCAGATCGCCCTCGGGCCAGCTGAGGATGTGCCAGGGCAATGCAGTCGCTTCGCACATGGCCAGGTCGCGCGGTGACGGCCGGCTGGTGGCGTCCGGATGCGAGTGCACCACGCCGATCACCTCGCCGATGTCCTCGGCCTGGGCGTACTCATCAGGATCGATTCGAAATTCCTCGTTCGGCTCGGTCGAGACGTTGCAGCACGGGTAATACTGCTGTTTGCGGCCCACGGCGAGCAGTAGGCCGCAGCACTCTTTCGGGTACTCGGCAGCCGCGTGGGTCTGAACGGCTTTCAAGATGTGCTTTCGCATTTATTTTCACCCAACAAAAAGGGCGCCGAAGCGCCCTTAACTAATTTGGAGTTTTCTTTGATATCGGAGGTTTGAGCACATCTGCACCCACAAGTCCTGCGTTCATTCTGTTGCGAATAGTCTTGCGTGTCACTCCAGCAACTACAGCCCAATCGACTAGCGTCTTTTCAACACCCTCAATTACCAGCGTGGCGTTGTGCTCTCTCACAGGCTTAGAACTTGCCTCGTCAACGGTTAGACCAGCTTTGAGTCGATTGTATAGGGTCGACTCCTTCATCCCGGTATCGCGCCAAACTCCAGCGAGATGCTTTGTAACACCTTGATGGTTCACCATCGCGTTATTGCGCTTGTGCTCGCCTTGGCCCATCGCGTCGGTCCAGCGACAATTGCCGGGCGCGTAGTCACCGTTCTCGTCAATTCGATCGATACTCTGACCTTTCTGCTTTTCGCCCATCCCAGCGATAAAACCAGCGACTTCCTGCCAGTCTTCACAAACTTGGATTCCGCGGCCTCCGTAATCTGGATAGTCCTTACTAAGCGGGTTATAGCAGCGGTCCATCATCGCCTTCCACGTACCGTAGGCTGAGTGCCCGTGCAATCCATGGATGGTATGGGTTTCGATTACGCGCTTTTTATTGTAGCAACCACATGACACCTGTATCCCGCACACAAGCGCGCTTCGCTGGACTACTCGCGACTCTCCGCAATCGCAAATGCATTTCCACAAGCTGGTTTTGTACGGTCTGTCGTTCGGTTGCTTGCTTTCGACTGTGAGATTGCCAAATCGCAATCCCACTAAATCTGATGGATATTTTACTTTCACTTCACACCCCTACAGCATGAACCCTAAATGTGGGAGTGGCAGACCGGTTAGGGGCCGGCTTTTCGGGAGCTACCCTAGCCACAAAGGCATTCTACTATGATCTTGCCACGAGACTCACAGCGGGAAATCCACCGAAAGGCAGCGGATTGCCCTCGCCGAAGCGCGGGATGCAGCCCTTGCCCAACGTTGCGTCACACTCGTCCAGCTCTGGGTTGTCGGTAACGGCGCCGTCCTTGGTCACGTATGGCCCGGTGTAGCTACAGTTTGGCCCGCGGTAGCCGCCTGTGAGACACCAGTGGCAGAGCGTCGTGGCTTGCCGGCCCAGGGACTCGTTACCGACATCGCCCGGGCTGGCCAGCTCCCAACTGACGCTTTCCCCATCCTCGTTCGTCTTCTGGTCGATGTACCAGACCTCGATCGTCTCCTGGGTCGGATCTGCCGTTGGATTGCCGACCGGGAAGTTTGCGGCGTCCAGATAGGTGCCCAGCGTATGACGCATGGTCAGCTTGAACTCGAGCAGATCCTCGAACGCCAGACAGAGCGCAGTGATGCGCCCGTTGACGTTGCCGACCGACAGCGTGGGCCGAACCGCCGTGCCGTCACCGTTCGCCTCGATGCCGTCGATCTGCATCGGCCAGGCGCTGTACTCGTTGCCCTGCCAGTAGATGGCCTTCGCCGGTAGTTGGTCGGCGTTGTCGCCGGCGGCGATCAATTCGGCTGCCGTGTGCGGGATCGCGTGCCCGTGAAAGCGCAAAACGTCCGCGCCGTATTCCGTGCCGTCCAATTCAAAGAGCAGCACTTCGCTGCCAGGTTCAAGCACCTGGATGTCACTGATCAGCGGCATGATTGCCCCTTATGGTTGGAATGCCCGCTCGAACGTGGCGGTGAGCTTGAAGACGCCGCCGCCCATTGGTGTGGGAGCGGGATTTTTGCAGGTGAACAGGCCGAGTTCGCCGAGCGGCGTTGTCCAGAGAAACGCCTTTGCCCCGGCGTGCCGGTCGAGGAACTTCATGATCTCCAGCACCGTGGTCTTTTGGACGACGCAGGTAACCGGGTAGGAGTCCTCTTTGTTGTTCGGGCCGTCGCCGACGTTCTGCGCGTAGCCGTTGCCAAACTTCGAGGTGCGCACCCGATAATTGATATCGGGTGTTTCCCCGCGCT